CTCACCCCTCTGAATCATGGGATGGTCGCAGCTGTACGTCAGTGCTTCAGGCACGGGATCGGCCCTCCGCAGATCGGGCACGAATTGGGTCCGTCGCACTCCATCACCCCACCACCTTCTGGCAGTTCTGACACTGGTTGACGTACTTGCCTGCGATCCAGACCGCCACGATGAGCGGCCTGTCGCAGCACATCACTCGTCCTCGACGGCCGGGAAGTTCTCCAGCGAGGCCAGGTACGCACGCTCGTAACGCTCGTCCTGCCAGGCGCTGTACAGATCCACGATGCGGAACGTGGACGCGATGGCCGCGATAGCCCCGAGAATCGAGGCGAACACGACGCCGCCGGTGTCGTTCTGAGCGAGGAACCTTCCGATCGCCCAGGCGTTGGCCGCCGTGATGACCACCCAGATCAGGGTGGTGAGGGAGTCATCCCTCAAGTCGCTCTTCAGCATTGACCTTATCCTCCTTGTCGACCCACGGGCCGTCCCGGAACAGGAGTTCGGCCTCAGGGTAGTCCGATTCCTCAACCAGGCTGATGCCAGGCTGAGCCGACATGCGGAACGTCTTCTTGGCCATCGCGTCACCCGGACCAAAACGGTTCTTGACGACCGCAACGTCCAGAGTTCCAGCATGACCGTCACCCCAGAGGGTGAGGATGAGCGTGGGAAGCTGGTTCGCCTTACCCATGATCGCCGCACGAGGCGGCGGGCTACCAGCCTTGGCACCCTCACTCGTATGGTGAACGATCGTGAGGGCTGTCTGCTGATCACGAGCCATCACCTTCAGCTCGGCCATCAGGCCCCAGTAGTTCTGCTCCGACGCACCCTCGTAGTCGACATCCATGAGGATGTCGATCACGGTGTGGTGAGGGTACTCACCATGCACCTCGCGGAACGCCTCTGCGGTGTTCCACATGTGATCGAGTGTCGGTGCCGCATGGAACGACCACTTGACGTGGCTAAGTTCCCGCAGTGCCTCGACTGCTGCGTCAGGCGTATGAAGAACCACTTCCTCGGCGACGTCGCCAGGCGTGCCAGTGCGCATAGAGAACGCACGGGTAGCCATGGTGAAGTCGTCAGAGTCCGAGGAGTGGTAGAGCGTCGGGACCGTGGGCCCGATCGCGTTGACCATGTTCAGCGTGAAGAGGGTCTTCATCGACCCCGGAGGCCCGGCAATCATGTGCATGCCGGACCGACGGAGAGCGATCTTCTTCGACTGGAAGATCGGCCAGGGAACCGGAAGCGGTTCCCCAGCCGACAGACCCTTCTTGACGCTACGCGCCAGAGTCTTGATGTTCTAGACTCCTCAGACCTTGATCTGAACCTTGTGGCGCTTGGCGGTTCCCCGCTCCAGCTGCTCCTGGGAAACCCAGGCAGCACCCCAGAGCGCTCCCTTGGGGAGCGCGCTGAGACCCGCTTCAGCCATGGCCTCGGCGGTCTTCCAGAGAAGGTCGGTCTTAAGGAAGACCCGACCCAGCTCACCAGCCTTGATGGTGAACGGACCCGTCTGCTTGTTCACTCCGGTGTAGTCGGAGGCCAGGCGAAGGGTGAGGACCATCATCGGACGAGGCTTACCGTCCCGGCCCACGGGGTCCGGGGCTCCGTTGAAGCCCTTCTCCGTGGTCTGGTACGTGTCCTCGACGGTCCCCTGGATCGGGGTGTTCATCGAGCTGAAGTGCATGATCGGGGGGAGCGGCGCGTCGTTGTCCGACTGCCCCTTACCCTGACCAAGTCCAGCCCAGAAGTCTTCCTGCGTGCTCATGCGTTCTCGTCTCTACGTGCGTGCCATCTTCAGGCACAGATGTGCGTTTGCTGCGTACTGCTGTGGGGCTAGCCACCTCCGAAGAGGTGGCACTTGCGAGCGGCTTGCGCCGTCTCGCTAAGACCAGTCGAAGACCGGGCCGTCGTCCCACGGGTTGCTCGCGGGGGCAGGCGTCTCCGCCTTCTCCCACGGAGCCTGCTCGTCGGGAACCTGGGTGACTCCACCCAGACCCTCGGCGAGAGTCTTGGACGCCTCGTCCACGTCCTCGGAGCCCTCGTCGGGCGCCACGATGGAGTCGGGCTGCTCGTTGCTGTGAACGGGCGTGGCCACGTCGACAGGCTCAGTCAGCGGGGCCTTGACGGACTCCTGCTTGCGCTTGACGTAGTCCATCTCAGCCATCTGGAAGCGGGAGACCGCTTCCATGTACTGATTGGCCACCTCCTCCGGCGAGGACTTGTGGCCATCGAGCGCATCCTCTATCTCGACGTATCCGTACTGGATCATCTTGGAGGGGATGCGGAACGTGAGCTTCACTAGCTGAGGACTCCCTTGACGGCGTTGTGGATGACGGCGTTCGAGGCACCCGTGCCCATGAGGGCCTTGATGACCTCGGCCTGACGCTTGGCCTGGAGCAGGTTGGACGTCCTCGGCCCGGAGATGGTGGGCCTACCGCCCACCGTGACCGAGGCGAAGAACTTGCCGTTGGGGGCGATGGCCACGCCGTAGGGACGGCCAGTGGTGGGGTTGATCTCGATGCTCGCCATTAGAACGGGTACCCTTCTTCGTCTGCTTTGTCATAGTACTTGCTGCGGGGCGTGAGCCCGGCGTTGATCTTGCAGTTGTCCTGCTGGATGCAGAATTGGCAGCCGAACTTCTTCTGTCCGGCATAGACCTTCTTCTTCATGCCCTCGTACGCCCGCTGATAGCGGGCTCCGATCTCCTCCGGAGTGACGTGAGAGAGATCGACGAGTCGGCCTCGGTCCGTCTTGGGAGAAGCGTCGGGGTGGAGCATAGCCCAGTACCCATTGAATCGAACTCCCTTCCAGGAGTTCGACACCAGGGTCAGGGCTGAGTAGCTCTCCAGCTGGAAGGTGTTCTTCGGCTTGGACTTGCCGCTCTTCCAGTCCACGATGAGCGGGCCGTGCTTCCTGTGCTCCCCGAGGATGTCGATGTAAGCGAGGATCGGTACGTCGCACCCAGGAAGCCTGAGCTTGAGGCTGTACTCGACCTCCCATACATCCATGTCTTCGAGGAACTTCACGGCCCGCTCAACGCAGACCTTGCCCAGATCGACCGCAGCTTGCTTGATGATCGGCTCCGTACTGGAGCCAGCATGCAGCCACGACCCGATGTCCGGGTCTTTCTCCATCTGGTCCGCCACAAGCGGATAGAAGATGGAGGTGAACTCAGGCACTTCACCATCACCGAGGTACGCCTCGATGGACTTGTGTACTGCCGAACCCATGGCGAAGAACCAGGCTTGACGTGGCTTCGCCTTGCGGGCGTACCTCAGGTACCACGCACGAGGACACTCCTCATAGGAGTTAACGGCGGAGTACGAGAGGTAGTCAGGGAGGAACATGCATCTCCTTAGATGGCGGTCACGAAGAGGTTTGTGGGGTACTAATCCACCGCCACTCCGGATGAGTCCCCACCCACCGGAGCCGAGCGTGGCCTACAGCCTGGTCCGCGAACAGGTCGCCTCGGCAGCCAGTGAGCGCATGGTAGCCACTCCATCCTAGCTCAGGGTAGTGACACCTATGGATGGGTGCCGCTGGGGATGCCAGCCTTTGCCCTAGCGTGGGCGCGGTTGACCTGAACTCTGCGCGCGTCTCCGGGATTCGAACCCGAGCCTCCGCCCTTCCCGGGCGGCGTGCTGGCCAATACAACACTCCGACGCTCACCTCAATGATCAGTTGAGGCGCAGCCATCCGGCCCGTCGGCCGGAGTGGCACGTTCTACTCTACATCCAGTCGAACTCAGAAGCAAGGCGCGTGCCCAACTTTTCGTCGGCCGACTTGATGCACTTCTTGCACAGCTTCTGCGCCTCCTTCGGGAGGTGGGCGCAGGCTCGGCGAAGCCCTTCGGACATGTGGGCCTCCGGCCCAACGCCTGCCCTCATGGTCCACCTGGTGTCGTCCTCGCGGGCGGATGCGGCGCATTGGCGCCGCACCGGGCAGGTGGCGCAGATAGATTTCGCTGCCGTTTTGTTACGATTGTTCCAGTTCCACAGCTCCATGAAGCTAAGCTCACTGACGTCTTCGTCGGGAGTAAGGACCTCGAACATCCAGTGAGGTCGAGTCCGGCAGGCGGACTCGACATGCCAGTCGGGCACAGAGGAGGACATCCCCTCCATGAACGTCTGGTAACGGTGCATACCTGTCTCTGTGACATCACCGATGGAGCAGGCGCTCATGGCGCCGATCTTCCTGGGAACAGCCAACTTCTCTCCGATCAGCCAACTACTAAACCTGTGCCCGTAGTTGGACTTAGAGGGGCGCCCCTTGTGGGGGCGCCCTCAGTAGCTCTGCGCGCTCCTGTAAGGACAACGTTGGGAGCTACCCGTTCTGTTCCCAGACCTTCGTGTGATCCACCTCACCCGAGTTGGCTCGCTCCCAGCGGGCATCGAAGTCGGGCAGGTCTATGACTCTCGTGATGTAGTCCTCGAAGGTGTCGAAGAGCTTGTGAGCGTCGATCAGGGGGATGCCCAGCTCCTCGGACATCAGCGTCTCCGCAGCCCCGGAGAGGGGCTTCTGGGGGTCGTCGCAGATGCACTTCAAGGCCGCCGCCAGGGCGGAGAGGTCAGCCACGGGAGCTGACCGGCTTGAAGCCGATCTCGGTGATGTCCGAGGTGCGGACCATGGTCGTCTTGCTGTCGTAACCGTTGGTCCCCGGCGCCTCGAACTTGTACCAGGTCTCGCCGTCCTTCGGCTCGTACTCGGCAGTCAGGCCCTCGATAGCTTCCTCGACGGTCTCGCCGTCCTCAACGGGCCAGTGAGCGGTGGCGAACTGGTCGGCACCGTTGCGGGTGTACTGAAGGGTGATGCGGATGTCAGCCATTGTCGTAACTCTCTAGTAGACTAGTGGTCATGAAGACCACTCTGGTGCTGCCGGATATCCAGTATCCGTTCCACGACAGCCTGATGCTGTCGAAGCTTGTGAAGCTGGCGAAGGAGGTTCAGCCTGACGCCATCTTCCAGATCGGAGACGGCATCGACTTCCCTCAGGTCAGTCGATGGACCAAGGGCACGGCGGGCGAGTATGCCCCGACCCTACAGAAGCACATCGACGGATGGAAGTCAGCCCTTGCGGAGTTCAGGGATGCGTGCCCGAAGGCACGCATCTCATGGCTGGAGGGCAACCACGACCTCCGCCTCCATGAGTTCGTGCAGCAGTACGCCGCTCCCCTCACCACACTTGACGCACTCTCCACCGACGCCCTGTTTGGTCTCAAGGATCTTGGGATTGAGTACGTACGAGGCCCCGTGCGTGTCGCAACGAATACGTATGCGGTGCACGGCCACGAGAGTGCTGGCTACAGCGCCTCTCCTGTTGCGTGGGAGACCAAGTTCGTGAAGCGTTACGGCAGCGAGAAGAACATCATCTTCGGGCATACTCACCAGCCCTTCCTCCTTACTCGTGCTTACGGGTTTGGCGGGAAGGTGACTCCCCGCTTCACGATGAACGTCGGCTCCATCATGGATCCGACTCACGCGAAGTATGTGAAGGACGGCGCGGTCTCGTGGACCATGTCCTTTGCGCTCCTGCACGACGACGGGAAGCGAACGTACCCGGAGCTGATCACAGCTGACAACAGGCAGTTCATGTTCAGGGGCGTCAAGTGGTAGGGCTCTCGCCCGAAGAAAATCTTACACGTACTGAGGAGTAACTTAATGGGGCTGAATCCAGAGCACTTCCGCTCTATGGTCCGACAGACTGCCCGCTCCGTGTCCGCGAAGTTCCCGCCCTACATCAGTGCTGAGGACACGGAGCAGGAGCTGTACCTCTGGCTCTACGGCAAGAGGGATTGGATCCTTCAGGTGATGGAGGATGAGCCGCAGTATGCCGACTCGAAGATCGCTTCCATCATGCGCAAGGTGGCCTTCGACCACTGCAACAAGGAGAAGGCGGCATCGGAAGGGTACGACACCGCCGACGTCTACAGGTACACGGTGCCGAAGATCCGTCGCCTGCTGGGCGACGTCTTCGACTACGAGGACTGGCAGTCTTTCGCCCTCAAGTCCGATGGTCAGCCGACCTCCAAGGGTCAGGCCAACGAGACCGGTGATCGACTGGCGGAGCTGGTCGATGTCAAGATCGGGCTGGAGCGGATCACTGACGATCACTACAACGTGATCGTCTGGCACTACAAGATGCAGTACTCGATGGAGAACATCGCCGAGGAGGCGGGCATCACCGTGGATGCCGCCAAGAAGCGGCACACACGGGCGCTCAGCAGCCTCCAGCGCACGCTCGGGTACAAGGACCCGGCTGAGCAGCCGAGCCCCGCAGACAGGCGCACAGTGCGCAGCAATGCCGCCGCAAGGGCGGCACTCACCCACAGCTACGAAGGATAACAGCATGGCAGAGCAGTTCACCGAGCAGGAGTCGAAGGCCCTGTCCGACCTCAAGGCCCAGATCAAGCAGGTCAAGGAGGAGATCAGGGATGTGGAAGACAGGCGGAGGGCGCGTGAGAAGGTGAAGGCGGAGATCGCGGCCAAGATGCGTCTCCGTGGACCCAAGGTGGCGCGAGACAACAAGATCCGCGCGGCACTCCTGGAGATGGCGAAGATCGCCAAGGTCTACGGCATGCGCTTCGATGCTCCGCCCACCCCTGCGGGATGGCGATTCACTCCTGCACGCTTCGCCTCCTTCAAGCTCCACGTCGACACGCCTGACGGCAAGACGGAGCTTGTCCAGATCTACACGAAGCACGACGGCTTCGAGTGGGACTAGCGAGACGACGGAGTCGCTCGCAACTGCTGGCTTCGCCAGCTAGAAGAACGTCCTGAACGGGCAGGGGGTGGGCCCTGCCCGAACAGCACACGCATCTAGCGTCATCAGTTTTCGGGCATAGATTCCTTAGTGGTTGATGTGCTCGTCGATCTCTTCGACCAGCTCGTAACGCTGGCTGATCCAGTCGAAGAGATCATCCCTCTCTGCACGGTAGTGCAGAGCGAGGCCGGAGACGGCCGCCAGAGCGGCCGCCAGGACCCAGATCAGCTGACCTTCGTCAGGTCGTTGTCGTACTCGTCCTGCTTGACGTCCGTGACCTTGAGGGCCATGAGTCAGGTCCCCTTCTTGACGTTGTAGTTCTTGAACTGCTTCGCGTTCTCGTAGCTGTAGTTCTTGGTGCCGGGCTCCGTCTTGGAGTGCCACGACATGAGCATGGCGCCCCCGTCGTCGGCGATGGCCTCGATCGTGTAGACCGTGCCGTCGGACCAGTCCTTGTGGACGATCCGGTCGCCCTTGCTGAAGGTGTCCAGCTCGTACATGTACTCGTTGAACTTGGTGATGAGCACGTGCTCTCGCAGGCCGTCGTAGTCGAAGTCGAAGGTGCGCCGGACGAGGTAGGAGTACTCGACTCCGTTCTTGTCCTTGAGCACCGACTCGATGACCATCGTGCGGGTGTGATCCGTCGAGCGACGGACCTTGTCCCCAGCCTTGAACTTCATGTCAGCCCTTCTGGTAGTAACGCTTGATGTTGTCGTTCGGTTCAGACGTGAGGTGATAGTCGCCCACTCCTCGGAGGAGCACGCACCTCTCATGCACTGCCACAACCACGTATCGATGACGTCCCTGTGAAAGCGAGACGTTGTCTCCAGGTACGTACCCCAGTGCGTTGGGCTTAGGCTCTGCCTTGCTGCTTGAAGCAGTTGCCAGCTTCCAGACATCAGCGTCCGCCAGTGCCAGAGTTCCCTGCGAGGTGGTCGCACTGGTCACCCAGACGACCTTCCTGAGGATGCCATCCTTGAACCACTGCGCGTCCCCCTCCCAGGTGACTCGGTAGATGGTGCTCGTCCAGGGCAGCTTGAATGCCTGCCCCGTCACGATAGGCATGGGCGGAGTCTCAAGACCCGCCTGCCACATGTCGTACATGCCGTTGACGATCCGCTTGGCGGCCTCGTCGATGGGCACGTCTTCGTCGATCCACTGAGCGAGCACATCCGCTACGCGGTTGATCTGCTCAGCCTTGCTGGGTACCGCCACGTAACCTCCTGTGTATGGACCCATGGGCTCGCACGGAAAGGAAGGGGAGCACCTCCCGTGCCAGCTCAAGGGTCCACACCCAGCGTCAGTCCAGCTTGCTGGCTGACTTGAGTCACGCCACAAGGCGTGACGTTCGGGTGTGGCCCTTCCTTACCGCTAGTTGTAGCTGGGACCCGCCTCGTTCTCGTCCCACTTGTACTCGGCGACCCTGGTCACCGCGTACTCGACAGCTCCGCCCCAGGACCATCCACGGTCCTGCTTGGACTGAGCGTTGGAGAGCACGCGCTTCGCCTTGTCAGTGGCCTTGACGACACCCCTCCCGCCGAGGTAGCTGAGAAGGTTGGAGGCGCCGAAGCCATCCTGGTTGATCTCCGCCAGGGTCTCGACGGGAATGCCGAGGTCGATGAGCGCGGCGCCCACGAGGCAGCCGGGCTGCGTGAGGTTGCCGTCCGCGTCGGGGTGCACGTAGGTGCACACCAGGTACGGGTCACCGTCCACGTCGTCACCCTCGCCGATGGCGACGCTCTTGACGTAGACGTACTCCGGACCCTCTTCCTTCGCCACGATGGCGTTGTTCATGGCACGGACCGCGTCGTTGTAAGTGATCTCGATCATGTAGTACCCCTCGTCTATGCCCGTGTTGTCACGGAGAGGGATGCACAGACCTGACGGGTGGGACTCCCATCAGTGGAGCGTCGGGCGACGTACGGTCCCTTAGGGTCCTTGAGCCTCGGCGATGAGACCGACCTATGCATGGCTCGACCACAGCTCCTGCCTGTGCATCCTTCACCGCGCCGGTGCCGAAGCACCGGAGACGGCTTCCTTCTACTGCGCCCTCGGCCCCTCGCTGGACCCACGGAAGTCGGGGTCCGGGATGATGGACTGGGGCTTGAACGTCACGCGGTAGTGGTACACGCTGACGTTGATGGGCTCGCCCTGCTCGACGAAGTACGAGACGTTGTCGGACAGGCCCAGGAAGTGCTTCTTGTACTGGTCCTTGCCGGTCTTGCACGTCACTTCGAGCTGGTTGCCCTCATCGGTGATGGAGCACCGGCCGACGACTTCCATGAGGTACTTGTCGGTGATGCCGTTGAACATCACGATCCGACGGTTGACCTCGAAGTTGTCAGCAGCCTTGGAGATGTTCTCCGAGGCCACGTCGGCGTCGTCACAGGCGGTCAGCCCGAAGGCTGCCGCCAGCACGAGCGCACTGGTGATGAGCTTCTTCTTCACGGTGTCCCTACTTGTAGTTGTTGCGGGGTCCCGCATCCATGACGAGTCGAGTGCCCGACCACGCGGGTCGGTTCTCGCTGCCACGGGCCGAGTACTTCTCGTCGTAAGCGACCGTGACACGGCCATCCACGACGGAGATGATCCCGGGGACGCAGGTGTAGACGGTGTCATTGTCGTTGGCGTTGACCGCCTCGATCTTGACGTGGTTCGTACCGTCCGAGATGACGAGCGTGACGGCGTACTTGCGGAAGCTGCCGGTACCGTTCGACTGGGCGGAGTACGCCCAGGGAGCGATGGCAACGACCCGAGTAGAGCCATCCAGCTTGATCGTGAGGGACTCCTCGGCGCTCCTGGAGCCCATGAGGGTCCACCCGCGCCCGACGTCACCGGAGTGCCGCACAGAGCCGTCAGACGACTCCTGCCGGACGGGCAGAGCACCCGCGCCGAACATGGCGATGGACTCCGTGGTGCCATCCTGGTACAGGATCTCGGCCCCAAGGTCGTAGTCCGTCTTGTTCGGCCACATCATCTTGACCGTGACCTCGGACACCTTGTTCAAGGTGACGGGAGCGTCACCCTTCTTCAAGTTGATCATGTCTTTCCCCTTTCTGCTCTAATGAGCATGAACGTGCTCGCATGAGCGAGCACGAACACGAACACAGGAACAGCTACGCAGGGAGCCTGAACTCCGGGCGGTTGAGCGTCTTGACGCAGTCGGGGTCGTACAGCACCTCGAACTGGTCACCGCGCATGAACACGCGGTAGTCACCCTCGCAGGTGATGACCGTGGTGTTCCGGCGCTTGTCCTCATCCTTGATGAGCTTGGCGAGGCCCGCAGCCGCCAGGATGGAAGCCACGGCCATGACGGCGATGATCGTCCACGCAGTGGACTTCTTGATCTGAGCCATGGTTCAGCCTCGCTTCTTGATGAGATCGGAGATGCGCGGCCAGAAGTACCACACCGCCACGATGGCGACCAGGACCCACCAGTAACTGGCGAGCACGGACAGGACGAGGGCGACGAGGCCGATGGCGGCCACGAGGAACACCAGGGTGGCGAAGACCGCCACGATGATGGCCACGGGCTTGTCGTCGGACGGCAGGGCGTTGAACTCGTCCTGCCACTCCTTGAAGGCGCGCTGAAGGATCTCGATACGAGACATTCTCTCCCCTAGGGTGTGTGCTAGTGAGCTGTCACAGCTCAGGGGTCACACGTGCGAGACGTGTGACCGAGTGCGTGACAGATCAGAGTTCGTCGACCTGGCCCTCGATGAGGTCCGCGATCTGCGCGAACGTGAGCTTCTCGGTGTCGTTGCACGACGACGCGGAGACCGAGTCGCCGTCGTCGTCGTGCTTGAGGATGGGGTCGGACGCCGAGATGCCGGTGATGTCGCGGATCACCTTGGGCAGGAAGTCGCCGGTCCCGAAGTCCTCGTCGGTGACGCAGAAGCGCCCCTCCTCGTTCCACTTGCCGACCTCGGGCATGCTCTTCATGACGACGTCCGTCAGGACGCCGAGGCAGCAGAAACCAGCAGGCTTGGGCGGGCAGCACCCCTCGGCACCGCAGCCGTCCTCGTCCTTGGGGCGGTTGAGGAAGCCGGACGTCTGGGCGTAGTCACCCGAACGCAGCGCAGCGGTCCACTTGTCGGCCCAGTACTGAAGCATGGATCTCTCCCCTTGTCAGGAATGGTGTGAGCTAGGCAGCTCAAAGGACGCACCCCCGAAGGGGTGCGCCCGAGTGAAGCCTAGATCAGCGCAGCTCGAACGAGCCGCCGACGGACGCCGGAGTGGTGCCGTACGTGGCCTGCTTGAGCGGGCCGTACTCCTTCTCGGCGTAGTCGAGGGAGCCGCCCGTCACGCCACCGGCGTTCAGGAAGGCGATCTCGTGGTACGCGCCGAGCTTGCGGACGATCATGTAGATCGGGGAGCCGTTCTCCTTCCGCTTGCCCATGATGATGTCGCCGTCCTTGAAGACCGGCGGCGTGAAGAGCGTCATGGCCTGGATGTTGCGCAGGGCCGTGTTCCACATCGACGACGTGGACGGCTTGTACGCACCGGAGACGATGGAGCCGCCGGTGACCACGATGGTCACCTGGCCGTCGCTCTCGCGGCGGACGACGCCCTCGACGCGGACAGCGTCGTTGTAGGCGTCCTTGTAGATCTGGCCGACCTTCGGGAGGGCCAGGATCGACTTCCAGGCGTCCGTCAGGTCCTTGGCGCTGATGGTCGGGTACGAGTCCCGGGCGATGAAGCCACGGTCCTCGGCACCCAAGCCGGACAGGCCGAGCCGGTCGAGACCGGCGAAGTAGCCACCGAAGAGCTGGCCGAGGACGCAGACGTCTCCCATGGAGATGTCCAGCTTCTCGACCTTGATCTTCGACCGCCAGTCCTTCAGCTCCGTGAAGGTGCTGACGCGGCTGTCGAGGTACGCGACGCCCTTGTTCGCGTAGGACAGGGCGAGCGCGTTGATGTTGGTCATGTCTTTCCCCTTGCTTGAGTGTGTTGTGAGCTAGGCAGCTCAAAGGACCGGCATCCCCCGAAGGGGATGACCGGCCCGAGTGGAGCCTAGATCCACGCACGAAGTGCGTGTTTGCGAGCGGCTTACGCCGTCTCGCTAGAAGGCGAAGTCCGCCTGGAACGCCCGGCCGTTCACCGTCAGGAGCGGCGACAGGGTGCCGTGGTCCACCAGGACCTCCGCGTGGGAGGACCACGAGGTGTTGGTGTTGCTGAGGTTCCACAGCTTGCTGTCGTTGCCGACGAAGAACTTGGTGCCGTCCCTGGCGACCAGGAACTGGCCCGGCTTGGGCGCCTCGACCTCGAACTGCTTGTACTGCGTCCGGAAGTACGACGGCTTGCGGAAGATGTAATCCGCACCCTCGACCTTCTCGAACTTGTCGGCGACCTTCTTGACGTGGAGAGCCACGATGATCGTGGTGTCGCCCATGCCGATGATCTTCTCGATCCGGAGGTACGTGTAGCGAGGGTACGTGTCCTGAGACTTGTACACCTTGCCGACCTTCGGGACGAACGCGTCGACCCACGCCTGCTTCAGCTCACTCATGTTCGAGCCGTAGCCGTAGTCGGACGTGGTGAACCCGTACACGGCGGACTGCGAGTTGTTCAGGAAGAGCTTGGACAGGCCGGTGTCGTAGTGACCGTAGACCTGTCCGAGCACGCAGTTCATGACGGAGTTCATGTCGAGCTTCGTGAAATCGACCTTGTCGAGCCAGCCGATGACCTTGCGGTCCAGCATCTTGGCACCCTGGTCGACCCTGGAAGCGTAGGTGTTCATTTTCTCTTCTTTCCCCTTGTTTTCTACACACCACAGCATGCGGTGCTGTCGCAACGGACGGGCTGAGGCCCGTCCGCTCCGAGTAGCCGCATAGCTACGCTACGCCGTCATCACGTACATCGTGCCGTTGAAGACGATCTCCTCGTACTCGTCCCTGACCAGCTCCTGGCCGTAGGCGTCGTAGTCGAAGTGCTTGGCGTACCGATCCTCCAGGCCCTCGCCCATGTCGTCCATGTACTCCTTGGCCACGGACTCGTAGTCGCCCTCGTCGACCTCGTACCGGACGTCGTCCGCCCAGTGACGATTGTCGAAGTCGAACCACTCCCAGCCCTGGTTGCTGACGCAAGCCAGGAACCTGTCGATCTCGTCGTACTCGATGGCGCACATGATGACGAGCTTTCGGCACACCTCCATGAGGTTGCCGACCGGCTCGACGGAGTCACCCGAGTCATCACTGCCGTAGATCTCCTCGACCGTGATGTAGTCGAAGGGGTTCTCCAGGTTCCTGGCTTCGGCGACCTCCAGGGTATGCATGACGATGTACGAGAACAGGGCCATAGCCTTGTCCTCGTCGCCCTCGAACTCGTCGAGGTCCACGTCATCCGTGTCCAGGATGTCACCGAAGTACTTGTCCCGGGTGTAGTCGACCTTGAAGCGCATCAGACGGTCACCCCTTCCGGGGTGACGTCGTCGGCATCCACGGACGGCTCGGAGGGCGCCTCTCCGTCCTCCAGGGAGGACAGGAGACCCAGGACAGAGTCCAGCTTGCGCTGAGCGTCCTGAGCGGCCTTCTGGGCGCGCTCCGCCTTCTGGCGGATCACGTCCACGTGGCTCTTGGCGACCTCCAGCACGTCGGAGCGCTTGTAGAACGAGTAGCGCCGCGACTTGTACGCGGGCTCCACGTCCTTCATCAGCTCCTCGACCTTGGCACGGCCGAGACCGAGGGCGTCCATGATCTCGGACACCATCATGTCGTCGTTGTTGGTCATGATCTCTCCCCTTGCTGCTACACATCACAGCCTGTGATGCTGCCACTACCCCCGACCCCTGACGGGGTCGTGAGGCACTGAGTAGTCACAGAGTGCTAGTTCATGAACACCAACCACCTCTCCATGACCGGGAACCACTCGACCTGAATGGTCGAGCCGTCCCGGGCCTCACGGAGAGAGGACCAGTAGGTAGAGCCGACATCGGAGCCGCCAAGCTCGATCTCCCTTACGGGGAGATCGGTCATCACGGCAACCATCTTTGTGGCGAGCATCACATCTCCAGGTCTTGACAGCCCCAAGGGGCTCTCTTAGAATGGTCTTTGTACTTACCGCGATAGCCAGGCAACCCCCGGCCCGTGAGGGGCCGGAGGCTAGGAAACCTGGAGCGCGCGGTTAGATCAAAGCTTGGTAGCGATGCGGGCCACGACCTCACCAAGGGTCTTGAAGCCGTGGTGAGGCTTGACCTGACCGAGGATCCGATAGGTGTAACCCTGGTTCGGACCCTTGCCCTTGGCGTAGGTCACGATGGCTACGAGCTGGTTACCGTCACGGAGACGGATCTCGTGCTTGTAGCCGCCCTTGGTTCCGACCCTCACGGCCTTGAGGACGCCAGGGTCAACACCCGGGCGCCTCTTGGTGGTCAGTCGGGATGAGTCCTTGCGACGGATACGTCCCTTGCGGGACGTCCCGGGCAGGGCTCCGCCCTTGGTCATTCCCATGAACGCTTCATTGAACTCAAGATGGCTCATGCTTCCCCTTGTCAGGTTCGATCGGCAGTCATCAACTGCCACCCAGCCCCGAGGGGCTGACGCTCTGAGCCTAAGGCCTGTTTTACGTCGCTCAGACGACGGGGAGCACCCAGTGGGCCCTTACGATCCACTCGGGCTCCGTGGTGCGGCTGAAGAGCCCACTCAGGGCCATGTCAGCCTCCCAGTACATGTCGGGGAAGTCCTCCGAAAGCTCATCGGCGGACAGGGCTTCTACCGTGTGACCCTGCTTCGGGTCGGTGACGGTGTAGCCGATGGTGATTCCAGCGATCATGTCAACCATGTTCAATCTCTCCCTGTCCCGCCACCCCAACTTGGGTGGCGTTAGGCAACGCTCACCCTTGCGGGTGAGCGCTCCCCTGAGGGGCACTGGACTACTCTAGGAGCACCCCAGCACCCCCCAAACAAGGGGGGAAAGATGTGCAGGTCTTACGGGAACGTGTGCGCCGTCTCGCATGGCCTAGCGTGCTGACCCCAGAATCAGGGTGGCACTCGTTATCCATGTCTCAGGACCCCCCTACGGTTGCTCGGAGGGTCACTAGTCGGGACGCACTGCTACGCAATCCACACTCCCCGAAGGTGCGTGGGCGCCTAGCCTGCACAGCTTGCCTAGCTTAGGGGTATCGGAGTGACGGTAAAGCTGTCACCAAGGTGCGTACAGACGCACCCCTGCCCTAGGCAAGTCTCAGTCTCTCTGTTGAGTTCTCAAGCGAACGAGCGCTTCCTTAGTGGTCTCAGCTGCGCACCCCACCTAGGGGGTGCGTCTGACTCTCCGAGACCCTTCCGGGCGCACACAACGTCTGCTCACTACCCGCGTCGTCCGGCCCTCTCGCACGGCCGTCAAGCCGTACGGGGTACCTTGGAGCCGGGGTGGCTCGCGCTGTGCTGTCGTGCTGGCGGGTTACCCGCCTTCCGGCCCCCTCTCGGGTGGCCGGTGGGTTGACCCTGTCACGACTCGCTAGCGCGTGTCAAGCCCCTGCCTTGGGGTGCTTTCCGTCGCCGCCCTGGCGTTGATCTGAGGGGCTTGTGGAGTCCTGGACGCATCCCCGTAGGTTGGCATCGTCCTAGGCCCTCTACGCCCCCCTCAGGAGCCGTACAGGCTCATGAATGAGCCTGCGTTGCGGGCGGCTTACGCCATCCCGCTATGGGCAGTCTTGGGCCACACCCTTCCGGGTGGGGGCCTGACACACGCTGTGGAGTTGATCAAGGGGCTAGCGCTCTAGGCGCCTTGCCTGCCGCGCCCCCCGTTCCGGCGGGGCGTTGCTGACAGGGAGAACACTCCTCTCCTGGCCAGGATGTGTCAAGAACCCCAGGTCAGAGGGGGTGCCTTGGTACACAGGTTGGTACAGAGATGCACGCAAAGTTACCGGATCTCGTGTTACCGCTACGTAGGGTTAGGTGGGATGATGGGGTGAGCCACTGGATCGAAGGTGGATGGACTGTCCGCCCCCCTCATTCCATGGTCAATCCGCCGAACATCCGTGGATTCTCAGCCGAACAGGCCCGATTGCCTGTGTTTGCAGGGCCTACGCGCGCACATCACGCACACACGATCCACACACCACGCGTACACGCCTGGATACGTATGCCTGTGCCCGTATACCTATGCACACACAGGTGCCCGCTCACCCGAGCACACCCCCGCTCATCTGAGCGATCCTTGACCAAACCTTGACCAACCCTTGACCAGAGCGTGGTTGACACGAGGCCCGAGGCGTGGTAGGCCGACCCGGGGGTTGTTAAACGGCTGGCGATGGGGGGGTGTCAGTCCCCTCAAAAATCCATCATAAATGCCTGTGATCCTGGTCACACAGCCCCTCACAACCCTTGCGGCACAAGGGCTCTGAGCCATACCACTCGGTATGTGACGGAGGTCACACTGAGCAGCTGTCCCGGATCCAGCAAAAGACGGGTTAAGAACTAAGTGAGACAACGATGAGCACAACGGCAAGGGCGGACACCCGCCCCCTGGCGGGGGTCGGGACGCCGAGCAACGTTGAACACATCGTCCTTATCTAAGAGAGCTAGGACTCCCTCAGCCTGAGAACTGCGGGATCTTCTCTCCATACAAGCAGGCCGCCCCTGAGGGCGGTCCTGCGGCAAACTCCCACGGCCCTTCGGCCGTGGAGATCCTAGACGGCTAAGAGCACTAAGAGGGCAATCCTGCGCCTGTAGCGCAGGGGAGGGAAGGGGTAGATGGCCAAGGTCTACAGGATGCCTGACGGAACGACCAGGACCACCGACCCCAGGTCGGCCACCAAGCGCAAGACCCAGAAGCAGGCAGCGGCGAAGACTGACACGAAGGTCCGCAAGGAAACCTTCATCAACTATGCCAAGAACGGCAAGAGCATCAAGCAGGCGCTCATCGACCTGGACCTCACCGAGGCCCAGTACAAGTACCTGCGCCAGAGCGACGCCAACTTCCGCGAGGAGATGGACCGACTCAGGCTGATCCGGGGATCCAACTCCGAGGCGGAGGACAACCGCCGCAACATCGCTCCGTTCCCGGAGTGGTGCGAGGAGTACCTGGACACCAAGCTCTTCCGACACCACCTTCAGTGGGTCGACCTGCTTGAGGGCAGGGAGCCTCGCGACCTGCACTCGTCTCAGCGCTACGAGCCGGGCAACCCGAACTTCGTCCTGATCAACACTCCGCCCGAGCATTCCAAGTCCACCACGATCACGATGAACTACGTGACGTACCGAATCTGCCAGGACCCGAACATCCGAGTCATCCTCGTATCCCAGACGCAGGAGATGGCGAAGAGGTTCCTCCGAGGCATCAAGGACCGACTGGCCTCGGAGAACAGGAACTACCAGAAGCTCCAGGTCGACTTCGCCCCTGATGGTGGCTTCGACTCCGGTTCGGCCTCGTGGACCGCCGACTCGATCTACGTCAGCTCCTCCGCCCGAGACTCGGGCGAGAAGGACCCTACGGTCCAGGCCCTCGGTATCGGCGGCCACATCTACGGCGCCCGTGCCGACCTCATCATCTTCGATGACACCGTGACCGGTAAGAACGCTCACGAGTTCGCCAAGCAGATGGACTGGATGCAGCGAGAGGTGTACAACCGCCTCAGCCGCCCGGGAGGCAAGTTCCTCCTGATCGGTACGCGCCTGGCTCCGGTCGACCTCTACGGCGAGATCATGAAGCCCGAGTACTACACGAAGAACAAGTCTCCGTGGACGTACCTGACGCAGCCTGCCGTGCTGGAGTTCGACGACGACCCCGAGAAGTGGGTCACCCTGTGGCCGTTCACCAACCGTCCGCCCGTCTCTATCGAGGGGCAGATGGAAGCCGTCCAGAACGAGGACGGCCTGTGGCCGATGCACACAGGGCCGATGCTCTCCGAGCGCCGGGACGAGGTGTCTCCCAGGAACTGGGCCCTCGTCTACCAGCAGGAAGACGTGGTCGAGGATGCAATCTTCCCGCAGAAGGCGGTGAAGGGAAGTGTCGATGGCATGCGCCCCATCGGGCGCATGGAGCGTGGACAGCCGATGGCCCGAGACATGGGCATGGACGGTTGCTACGTCATCGGTGGCTTCGACCCCGCCACCACCGGCCATTCGGCCGCAGTGGTGGTTGCGGTGGATCGCATGACCGGAGTCCGCTGGGTCGTGGATGTATGGACCAAGGCGAACCTCAAGCCTTCCGACATCTTCGACAAGATCAAGGAACTGACGGTCACCTACCGCATCAACGAGTGGCGCATCGAGAAGAACGCCATGAACACGATGGTCACGCAGGACAAGGACATCAACGACTTCCTCCGCATGCGTGGAGCGCTCCTGAGGGAGCACTTCACCAACGCCAACAAGTGGGACGTCGACTTCGGTATCGCATCAATGTCGACCCTCTTCAATGGCTGGGAGAAGAAGGAGAACATGATCCGGCTGCCTCGTGACACCAGCGAAGGCGTCAAGGCGCTCATCGAGCAGCTGGTGACCTGGGAGCCTCTGCCGCCCGGCATGAAGTCCCGCAAGAAGACCGACTGCGTCATGGCCCTCTGGTTCGCGGAGATCGCGGCCCGAGAGCTGATGAGCAACCTCGGATCCAACTACGTACAGCACAACGAGTTCCTCTCCGCCCGGGAGAGGGATCGCAGTTTCACGATTGACCTGGAGTTCGCCGCACAGGCTCAGGTCCAGAACGGATGGTACTCATGAAGTTCGTAACCCGAGCCCAGCTGGGATGGGGCGCCAGTGAGGCGCCCGACCAGGCCACCGCCAAGGGAGTGAAGATCCACTACGAGGGCACGCACGTCAGCAATGACGAGCACTCGGACTGTGTGGCCGAGGTGAAGGCGATCCGCCTGAGCCACCTGGCGAACACCAAGGAGAACTACTCCGACATCGCCTACAACCTCCTGGTCTGTGAGCATGGCTACGTGTTCGAGGGGCGAGGCAAGCGCAAGCGCACCGGGGCCAACGGCAACCAGGAACTGAACCGTGAGCACTACGCGGTCTGTGCCCTGCTCGGCGACAGCGGCGACATCAAGCCGCCGGAGGCCATGATCGAGGGCATCAAGGATGCCATCGCTTACCTCCGCTCCTACGGGGCTGGCAAGGAGATCAAGGGTCACCGGGACGGGTACGCTACCTCGTGCCCGGGAGAGCCGCTGTACGCCCTCGTGAAGGCCGGGAAGCTGGAGCCTGGCACTTCGGTGCCAGCGCCCAAGCCGAAGCCGCTGTACGCCCCCTTCCCGGGCGTCGGCTTCTTCCGCCTCGGACAGAACCACCCGCTCATCCTCGCGATGGGCAAGCGACTCGTAGCCGAAGGCTACAAGGGATACAGTGTCGGGCCCTCGACGAAGTTCGAGCGTGGCGACATCAAGGCGTACGCGTGGTACCAGCGCAAGCTGGGCTACTCAGGCAAGGATGCCGATGGCTACCCTGGCAAGTCCTCGTGGGACAAGCTGAAGGTACCGCAGGCGTAAGGAGGTGACCGCATGGCGCTCACCCTTGAAAACGTAGCCGCGAAGGTAGATGCACTGCGCCGTGCCGCCGCTAGCCGTGACCAGCGTCAGAAGGATGTCCGAGACATCCGCTCTGGTGACGTGGACTCGGTTATGCCAGGGGCCATGCCTGACGCATGGCCCAAGCCGATCGTGGCCAACATGATCGACAACGCTGCGAGGGATCAGGCCGAGGTCATGGGAGCGATGCCTAGCATCAACGCCTCCTCTGGTTTCGCCACCTCGCAGCGCGCCAAGAAGTTCGCTGGCAAGCGCACGAAGATTGCCAACCACTACGTGCAGAACTCCCGCCTAGGGGCAGGAAGCCAGGTGACCTTCTGCGATCACTACGGCACGTACGGCATGGGCGTTTACGTAGTCGAGCCGGACTTCGAGCGCAAGATCCCCATGATCCGCGTGGAGAACCCGATCGGCACGTACCCCGAGTTCGACATCTACGGGCGCGTGACCAGCTACACGAAGGTGTGGAACGAAGAGGCCATCTACCTGGTGGCCAAGTTCCCTCACCTTCTCCGCTGCCTCCAGACCAACGCGGTCGGCGAGGCGGTGAACGGCTGGGAGTACCAGAAGATCGAGGTCGTCAAGTACTGCGACGCCGACCAGATCATCATGTACCTCCCGTCGAAGTCTCAGACGATCGTGGACTCGATGCCGAACCCCATGGGTAAGGTTTTCGTCTCCATCGCCCGCAGGCCGGGCTACGATCGTGAGATCCGAGGAGCGTTCGACGATGCGATCTGGGTCCACCTCGCGAAGAGCCGCATGGCGCTGCTCGCCCTTGAGGCGACACAGAAGGCTGTTCGGTCTCCGCTCGTTCTGCCGAAGGACGTAACCACCGTCCAGGCGGGCGAGGACAAGGTCATCCGTACGGACAACCCAGCGGGCGCCACGTACCTTCAGCCTCCGATGCCGCAGTTCGCATTTCAGGAGGGCAACATCCTGGACCTTGAGGGCCGTCGCTCTATGCGCAGCCCCGAGGCGAGGACCGGAACGATGGATGCGTCCATCATCACCGGCAAGGGTGTCGAGGCTCTGATGGGTGGATTCGACACCGTCATCACGACCGGTCAGACGGTCGTGGCCCAGGCCCTCGCAAGGGCCATCGAGATGTGCTTCGAGATGGACCAGGCTCTCTGGCCCAACGAGAAGAAGACGATCAGCGGCGTAGTCCAGGGCTCGCCCTTCGAGGAGGAGTATGTCCCAGCCGACGATATCGACGGTACGTATACTGTCGACGTCACCTACGGGTTCGCCGCAGGCCAGGATCCGGCACGCGCGATCGTCGCTCTTCTCCAGCTGCGAGGAGATCAGCTTGTCTCTCGCGACTTTGTACAGCATCAGCTCCCAATGGAACTGGACGTCGTCCAGCTCCAGGCCCAGATCGACCTGGAGCAGCTAACAGACGCCACCAAGCAGGGCGTGATGGCCTACGCGCAGGCCATCCTTCCTCTAGCCCAGCAGGGTGGGATCGATCCGAATGATGCGCTGGTGAAGCTTGCCACCATCATGAAGGAGCGAGAGAAGGGTACGCCTGTGCACGAGGCTGTGCTCAAGGCGTTCAAGCCTAAGGAGCAGCCCGCTAACGCGGCTGCTGCTGTGGACCCGCTGGCCGCCCTCATGGGTGGTGGAGGACAGCAGGGTGGAGCGCCAGCCCCTAGCCAGCCCGGAGCCTCTCAGGCTCCGCAGGGCATGGATATGATGAGCCTGCTCGCAGGGCTCACCGGACAGGGCGAAGCAACTATGAGCGCCAGGACTCAGCGCCAGGCAGCTATCTAAGGAGAACCGAATGGCCGACAGCGGCTGGTTCGCAGGCAACCACGGACCCGAGGGCGTATACGCGTCCCTCAAGGGATCCATGCTTGCCCCTCACATCGCAGGTCCGTGGACTGGCGGTGTACCTTCCATGGTACAGGTTGACACCTCGTACCAGTCCGGCTCCGGCTGGGCATCCAACACCATCGTGAACACCGGCATGACCGGTGGCGGTGGGACCATGGCTCGCTAAGGAGTGACTGATGGACGAGGACGAGACCACCGAAGAGGCAAACCCCTACATGCCCAAGAGGCACGACAGGTGGTCCGTCCTCGCCATCGGCCTCCAGTGGGCCACTGATGTGGCTGGCGCCACGACTGCGATGTTCGGCAACTTTGCCACCGCCGCAGTCCAGCACCATCACCAGAACAGGTACGACGGACGCTTCAAGGAGATGACGTGGGAACACCGGTAAGTGGGCCAGGACAGTTCTCCAAGCGCACCGACAAGGCAGTGGATAACGCCAACCTCTCCACCCCCAATGCGGGCTACGGAGAGGCCAAGGAGAACAGGGAGCTGCGACAGGCAGCTCCCATGGCTTCGGGTCCGAACTTCGCAGAGATGTTCGGAGACCCAGGATCCCGAGTCGTAGACTTCGCAGCACCCAGCACGCAGCCAGGCGTCCCCATCACCTCCGGCGCAGCGCTAGGGCCGGGTGCATCGGAGGAGGCCCTTGGCCTCCCCGACCAGCAGGGCGAAGATCTACAGGGCATCCTGCCCTACCTGCCAGTCCTTGAGTTCATGGCCAACCAGCCAGGAGCCTCGTGGGCTATGCGCAACATCGTCAGGAAGGCGAAGGCTCTCCAGTGACGGACCTTGAGTACACCTACGGTGGCCAGTGGTTCGACGACATGGGGAGCCTCGCTCTCTCATTCACAGACTCACCTCGCGTGGGTATCGACATCGCACGCTCCGGCATCAGCCGGGGCCAGGCCAACGATATGGCCACCAATCTCATGAGCAGTGGCATCGCACCCTACGAGGCGGCCACTATGCCGCTAGGACAGGAGTTCGAGGATGCCGAACCAGAGCAGCCAGAACCAGAAGGATCTGGAGACGCTTTCTAACGCGATCTTCGATGGCAACGCCACGATGGACGCACTGCCTGACAACGTTCAGGCTCAGGTTCTTCAGTACTGGTCCGGCCCCAATGCTCAGCTAGGCGACGTGCCCACGGTCGAGGAGATCAACGAGCTTGCCAAAAGGCGAGCCGAGTCGACTCCGAGCCTCATCCCGAAGCCGATCGAGTGGGTCGGGGCCAAGCTGTACTGGCTCTACTCCAACACTGTCTCCCCTGCAATCTCGTTCACCGCTCAGTCCATCAACGACGTCATCAACGACCCGTTCGACGAGAAGAACGAGAACATCTCTCTCGGGGAGGTGTGGGACCAGGCGAAGTCCGTCTCGCCCGGTCAGGCGATCTGGCAGCTCGGACTCAGTGACGCTGAGCTGAAGGAGCGGGGCATCAGCCCCGCTCAGATGGCACAGGACAAGAAGCTCGCCGAGAAGGGCTTCCAGACCAGGTCCGGCGAATACTACAGCAACGGCTTCGCCCAGTTCGCCACTGGCGCCACGGACCTAGCGGTCTCGTGGTGGGCGGATCCCCTTGTCCTCGTAGGCAAGGGCGCCAGCGCCGCGCGCCTGGCGACCCAGGTCCGTCCTGTCGCGCCGCTCATGAACAAGGCTGCCATCAAGGCAGACAAGCTCGGGCTTGGTGCCGACAAGACCTCGGAGCTGTTCGCACAGACTCCTGTCTTCCAGAAGATGGTCGACACGGTCATGGACATCAAGGTCAAGAACCCCGACAGCGCAGCACTCGTGATGCGCCGGGACTTCCAGACCATCGCGAAGTCCAAGGACGGCGACGTCATGGCTCGCCTGCTCGACCAGGCGAAGGACGCTGACGAGGTCTCGGACATCCTCCGCATCTCCATGGGAGACGTGGCGGCACACGAGGCCGTCAGGGTGAAGAATGCCGTGCTGGGTGCTCAGCTCGATACGCTGCGCCAGAACGTCAAGGCGTTCGGTACGCACTACGCAGGGATGACGCCAGCCCAGCAGGCTGGCCCTCGCGGTCGCATGATCAAGGACTACCTTGACCGTGAGACCAGGAACATCCAGGGCATCGAGCGCCAGTCGCTGATCATCAGCGACAAGATCAAGGCCTTCAACGCTGTCGACAACATGCACTTCAACGGCGTCACCACTCCACTGGGTCTGAGGATCCGAGGTAGTGAGGCAGCTCGCGGAAGCACCGCACTGAAGCCGATGCGCGGACAGGGCGTCATCAAGGCGACCAGCAACCTGGTGTACAACACCTCGGTGGGATTCCCCATCAAGGTCATCCGCTCGTACAACGACATCAAGCCCACCGCCTACATCGACATCCACGCCGAGGATGCCTACAAGAACCTCGACGCCACTCTCCGAGAGGCGCCGATGATCGACAGGGCCACCCGAGAGCGCATGGTGTCCAGCTTCATCCGCTCGTCGGCAGCTGACCGAGGACTCAAGCTCATCCAGGTTGAGACCGAGGTCGTGGCCAACATGGTCAACAAGTACAACAGGGGCAAGGCTCCGGCTGACCAGATCTCCCACGAGATGGCGATGGACCTGTACCGAGACTTCGCTACCAGGCGCCGTCAGGGACAGGCTGCAACCACTCAGGGCGGGCGAGCCTACGGCTCGGCCCGCATCCCCGACCCATCCAACCCGGGCATGACCATCAACGTTGCCGAGGTTGACGATGTCGGTGGTCGTCTTGTGACGACCCCGATCTTCGAGACCCAGCTCGCCAACAGCCACGTCATGCTGGACTTCAAGACGTTCCAGCGCATGCTGAACGAGCAGGGGTCCAACTTCCAGAAGACATGGAACGCGGCGAAGGACAAGGGTGCGTGGGTGGTCGACATGGCCGACACCCTGGGAACCTACTGGAAGTTCGCTCAGCTCTTCCGCCTGGGCTACGGCCCTCGCGCACTGGCTGACGACTACCTAGGTCAGCTCGCTCGCTATGGCGGGATCGCCGCTCTTGAGCGTGCAGTCACCGGTGGGCGCGTCAAGATCGAGGACGTGCTCCGCAACCGCATGGCCCCGGACAGCGTGGAGATGGCTCGCACCCGACAGGGCATCCTTCAGGGTGAGATTGACACGCTGACCAAGCGGCAGGGCGACCTGTTCGCCAACATCGCTCGTGAGCGTCACGCGGGCGGACCCAAGGTGGCCAAGTACGAGCGTGCTGCTGGGCACGTTGCCGATCAGCTGAGGTTCCGTAACGATGAGATGACGGAGCTTAGCAAGATCACCGCAGAGGGTTCGCAGATGCGAGGCCTCAAGCTCGGACGCCAGTCGTTCGAGGGTGGTTACAGGGGCAGCGAGGGTCAGCTCTTCAAGGACCTGGCTTCCGGCCAGACCAACCTCCAGCGCCTCCTGGGCTCGGAGTCGGACCTCGTTCTCAAGCAGGCCAGGTCGATGGACTGGACGAACATCGACGTCACCACGCATGGTGCCACCAGGCACATGGATGCGTGGATGAGGAAGATCACTCAGCAGATCGCGCAGTCGGCTGTAGGCCGAGCTGCGCTGTCGGGCATGGACGAAACTCAGCTCGTGAACTGGATGCGTAGCAGCCCCGAGGGGATCCGCTACCGCCATGACATCGGACTGAAGAACATCACGGACCTGGAGCTTGCTCGCAGGATCAAGGCCGAGGTGGACTACACTCTCGACCCGAGCAATCCACTCCTGACGGGAGTCCGTCAGGCAGCACTGGACGGAACGCTGACGGCAGACATGCTGAAGGTCGTGCCTTCAAGGGCTCGCCCGATGGTCAACGCTCAGTCCTACTCCTACGCGATCGGAGACAACCCGCTCTCCACTGCGCTGGACGGGATGATCACCAAGTACTTCAACCTGGTGAACCAGATCCCCGCTCAGCGACTGCTTCGCAACCCGCTGTTCGGTCAGCAGTACAAGGCCGACCTTGCCGCCCAGATGGCCACCCTGAGGGCGCAGGGTGTGACTCACGTCGATGAGGCTACGCGCAAGATCATGGAGAACCAGGCTCGCAAGGCTGCGGTTCGAGACGTCAAGCGCTACACCTTCACCATGGACCACGAGACCAAGATGGCGTACACCATGCGCCACTTTGCCGCGTTCTTCGGAGCGCAGCAGGAGTCGTGGAACAGGTGGGCGAGGATCATCTCGGAGAAGCCTCAGGCCCTGGCTCACGTAGCTCAGGTCTACGGCGCGCCATCGCGCGCCGGTCTGACGGTTGACCAGGATGGTAACGCAGTAGACGCAGCTGGCTACCGCACCAACCCGGTAACGGGACAGCGTGAGCTGGTCCCGTACAACGAGCGCAAGATGCTCATCCAGATCCCCGAGTACCTAGGTGGCAAGGAGATCAAGAAGGGCCTCGGTCTGGACCCTGACGCAGCCCTCACTGTGCCACTGTCCTCGGCTGAGCTTGTTCTCAACTCCGGCGATGGCGTCATGCCTGTCGGCGCCGGGCCGTACCTCCAGATCGCGACCAACCACTTCGCTCAGGACAACCCTGGCGTTGCTGACTGGTCCAAGAAGCTGGGAGTGCTGCCCTTCGGGCCGCAGGACTCCGTCATGGACTTCATCAACCCCACGACCGGCAAGCGCCTCGGCGACTCGGCGGACGACATGGGAGAGGCGAAGCAGCGCAACCTGTTCTACATGATGCAGGTGGAGAACTACAAGTGGGAGAACGGTCTTCGCGACACGCAGCCCACGTGGGACGAGCTGAAGGATCGAGCAGACAGGTGGAGCATCGCTCGCACCGCGTTCGCGTTCGGCCTGCCGCTCAGCGTCAACGCACAGGATCCGTATCAGTTCTTCCGTGACGAGTACCAGCGCTTCCAGAAGCTGGACCCGAACTCGGCAGACCAGAAGTTCTACGACAAGTACGGTGACTCGTACTACCTCTTCACCCAGTCGATGTCCAAGAACTCGACTGGCCTCCGCCCCACGGCGGAGGGTGTGAAGATGTCGAAGTACTACCAGGATCTGGTGAACCAGGTCGGCCCAGAGTACGCTGGCCTCATCGTCGGAGACGAGGGTGACGGCAAGTACAGCGAGGGTGCGTACTTCTACCAGAAGACGCACTCGACGGATGTTGCAGGCGGATCCCCGGACCGCTCTTCGATGTCCGCTCGTGAGGCTTGGGAAGAGGGTCAGATCGCCCTGGGCTGGAAGCAGTTCAACAAGGCGAACGAGAAGCTGTACGCAGAGCTGTTCGAGCAGGGCTTCCAGTCGTTCAACGACGAGGGGGCCGAGATGCTGAAGGCGAAGAGGGATGCCAACATCCAGCTCATGAGCACGGCAACCTTCCCGGACAACGGCGAGGACAACCCGTACTACAACGAGGCCTGGACGAAGGCGTACAACTCCATCGACAAGTCGAAGTACGATCGTCAGGCAGCTGACATCTGGAAGATCATCAACGACCCCGAGCTATGGGCCAAGGCCCAGCTTGAGGATGGCACCGTGGGTGCGAGGTCTGACCTCTACACCGTGCGCGGCTACCTTGAGCAGCGCCGGGAGTTCCAGAAGGCACTTCTCATCCGTGACGCGAACGGCGGGTCTGACGACCCGACTGCTCAGTCCAATGCGGACCTGAAGGATAGCTGGGATCGCATGGTGATGGACCTCATTCAGAAGGACACCAAGTTCGCCTGGCTCCACAGTCGCTGGTTCTCCGGCGACATGGGCTTCAACAGGCGAGTAGCAGAGAACGAGGAGGAGACCAGTGGCTAAGAACGAGCCGACTCCGGGGCCAAGCCCCAACGCCTCGGCGCAGGGGCCACTAGAGAAGCGCGACGAGGCTATCGAGCGCCTGGCGAGCGCCAACCTTCAGGCGGGCGGCACCTCCTCGAACGTCAAGGATCCTGACGTCTTCCTGGGTTACATCAAGACCACGCCCATGGACGAGAAGGAAGCTCGGATGGAGGGGGCAACTCTTCCTCCGAGCTTCAGCAACGTTCTCAAGCTGTCCGAGGTTTCGGGACAGTACTACAGCTGGGACCAGAAGACGAAGGACCAGTTCCTGACTCAGGTGGCTCTCACCGGAGTGGACGTCACCGGCCTGACAGACGGCGAGATGGCCAAGCTGTGGGGATCCTACGCAGCTCAGGCCGCTGGCTACTACGCCAACGGGCAGAACGTCACTCCATGGGACATCCTCGCCAAGGATAGGAAGCAGCGCGAGGCGTTCATGAAGACACCTCGCACCGTGACCCAGACGAGTACTGACCTCGACGTCTCGTCGGCGCTCAGCTCTCGCGCCCTGTTCCAGCAGGCAGCTCACGCCCTTCTGGGGCGTGATCCAACCAAGGGCGAGCTTCGCTCCTTCCAGGACAGGCTCAACGCCTACGAGAAGGCGAACCCTCGTGTCACTACTACGACCACCAACTACGTGGGCTCGGACGTCACCGGACAGTCGAGCACTACTGTCGGTGGAGTCAAGGCAGAAGATCGAGCCATGATGGCCGAGGATCTGGCGAAGGCCGATCCCGAGTACGGCGCCTACCAGGCGGCTACCAACGGCATGAACTGGCTCATGGAGATGGTAGGCGGAGGTAGGTAATGCCAATCTCAGGGTACGACGTCATTGAGTACGCCAAGCAGTTCATCGGGACGCCGTACGTCTGGGGCGGCAACAGCCTAACTGAGGGCGTGGATTGCTCCGGCCTGACTCAGCTGGTGCTCAAGCATTTCGGCATCAACATCAGCGACACCACCTTCACCCAGATCGGCGAGGGTAAGGGTGTCAAGATGAACGAGCTTCAGGTCGGAGACCTCGTCTTCTTCGACAACACCACCAAGTGGGACGGGCCGGACCATGTCGCCTTCTACATCGGGGACGGCAAGATCCTGCACGCACCACGACCTGGCTCCTCCGTGAGGATCGGAAACCTCGCAGACCAGGAGGGCTTCATCGGTGGGCGCAGGATGGCTGGCATGGTCGGAGGCGACACCGCCTCCGACTGGGAGCCTGGAGCGGATAACCCGCTACCGAAGCTGGACCCGGAGGCGCTGGCCTCCGAGTACGGCTGGGCCTACTCGTTCCTCAAGTCCATCCCCGAGGTGGGCTCGATCTTCGACTCCTACGTCAAGGAGAACTGGGACAAGAACAAGTTCCAGGCCAAGCTGCGTGAGACCAAGTGGTGGCAGGAGAACTCCGACACCATGCGCCAGGCGCAGCAGGAGAAGATGACCGACCCTGCGACGTTCGGCGCCAAGGTCGAGGCCGTTAAGATCCAGATCCAGCAGCTCGCTGCGGAGATGGGCGCGATGATCCCGACCGACAAGCTGGGCAAGTTCGCTGAGCAGGCCATCCAGACGGGCATGGATGATGCCCTTCTCCGCAACCTGCTCGGTCAGTATGTGACCTTCTCGGACAAGGCGACCCTTACGGGTCGCGCTGGAATGTTCGAGAGGTCCATGAAGGAGTTCGCGTACCAGCAGGGCGTGACCCTGGACAAGCAGACCATCAAGAACCAGGCTCAGCTGGTGGCTCGCGGTCTGGGTACGCAGGAAGACTTCATGAACCAGATCACGGAGCAGGCGGCGTCGGCGTTCCCCGCCTACGCTGACCAGCTGCGGGCTGGTCAGACCATGAGGCAGATCGCCTCTCCGTACATCCAGCAGCTAGCAGACGACCTAGAGATGCCCGACTCGGCATTCGGCCTGAGCGACCCGCTCATCAAGCGGGCGCTCAACGGACTGAGCGCTGACGGTAAGCCTGTAGGTATGAGTATCACCGACTTCCAGGCGGTGACTCGCAACGACCCACGCTGGCGTAACACCGCCAAGGCGCAGAACCAGGTCATGAGTACCGGAATGCAAATCCTCAAGGACATGGGACTCGTCGGAGGTAAGTAGTGTCCATCACCTTCGAGCAGTTCTTCGCGTCAATCATTGCCCAGGAGTCCGGCGGAGACTATGGTGCCATCGGTCAGCCGACACGCTATGGCACCGCCTACGGCAAGTATCAGGTCCTTGACTCCAACATCCCGAGCTGGACCAGGCAGTACTACGGCAAGAGCCTCACGCCTCAGCAGTTCCTGAACAACAGGGCTGCGCAGGATGCGGTGGCCAGGGGCAAGCTGAAGTCGCTGTTCAACAAGCACGGCGCCCGAGGCGCCGCAGCTGCGTGGTACTCGGGTAACGCCAGCCTGCACATGAGCACTAGGCCACAGCAGGGCGGCCCGTCCATCAAGCAGTATGTAGACGAAGTGATCAGCCGGGCAGGTGGACTGCCCGCTGACGCTTCACCCAACACGAGCGAAGGGAGTGGCACGGTGCCGAAGCTCGACATGGCGACTCTCGCCGAGGAATATGGCTTCACCTCCTCGATGCTCAACGCGGTGCCCGAGCTGAAGAAGCTCTTCCAGGACATGATCTCCGGAGGGTGGGAGAAGCCCATGTTCCAGGCGAAGCTTCGCGAGACGAAGTGGTTCAAGGGCCTGGCTGACACTGAGCGACAGTTCATCACGCTCAAGTACACCGACCCCGCCACCGCCAGGCAGAAGACCGATCAGGCGCTCATCAAGATCACCCAGATGGCCAAGCAGCTCGGACTCACTGGCAAGTACGACGACTCCGCCTTCCTGAAGACCTACGCCTACAACATGGTGGCGAAGGGCTGGGACGAGGGGCGTATCAGGTACGAGCTTGCTCGCTACCTCAACCCCAACCTGAAGACGCATACCGGCGAGGCCGGTGCTGCGTGGGACGAGATTGACAACTATGCCTACGGCATGGGTGTGAAGCTCTCGGATTCCTGGATCAAGACCAGGGCGGTCAACATCGTCCGTGGCATGGGGTCCGTGCAGGACGTCAAGAACGAGATCAACAACCTGGCCAAGGCTCAGTTCCCTCAGTGGTCCAAGCAGATCGACGGCGGCCAGAGCGTGGCTGACATCGCCAGCCCGTACATGTCCAGCATGGTGCAGATCCTTGAACTGCCCGCCGGGCAGGTCAACCTGTTCGACCCCACGATCAAGAAGGCGCTCTCGTACACCAACCCTGTCGGCATGAAAAAGGAAGCCATGCCGATGTGGGAGTTCGAGAACCAGCTACGCAGTGATGCGCGCTGGAAGAAGACGAAGAACGCCCAGGACTCCCTGATGCAGGTAGCTCATCAGGTACTAGCAGACTTTGGAGTGAAGTACTGATGGCAACCAAGAAGGCTGCGAGCGCCATGCCGAGGCGCGCATCGAACGCCATGCCCGCCAGGGTTGCGCGCGCAGTCAAGATCCCAACCCCCAAGCTGGACACCAGGCCGCAGTGGGAGAAGAATCTCTCCGGACCGCAGCGTGACGCCTACCTGGCGATCACGAACCTGTTCAAGTCCTACGGACTGGGGACCCTCTCCACCAAGATCTTCGAGTTCGTGAAGAACGGCTACTCCGCCGACACGATCTCGATCCTGCTACAGGAGACGCCGGAGTACAAGAAGCGCTTCGCTGGCAACGAGGCCCGCAGGAAGGCGGGCCTCAACGTCCTGTCTCCTGGTGAGTACATCTCCGTGGAGAACAGCTACAGGCAGATCATGAAGCAGGCTGGCCTGCCCATCGGGTTCTATGACACCAACGAGGACTTCGCTGGCTTCATCGGCAACGACCTGTCACCGACGGAGCTGAAGGAGCGAGCCGACCTTGCAGTTCAGGCGACCGCACTGGCGGCGCCTGAGTACAAGCAGGCCCTGCGTCAGATGGGTATCAGCGACTCGGAGATGACTGCGTACTGGATCAACCAGTCCAAGTCTCTCCCCTTCCTCCAGAAGACGGCCGCTACTGCGGCCATCGGGGCCGAGGCGCTACAGCACAAGCTGACGTTCGATAAGACATACGCCGAGAACCTGGTGACCCAGGGCGTGACTGGGCAGCAGGCAGCCGAGGGATACGCTCGGATCGCCCAGGAGTTCAGCGGTCTTCAGACTCTCGGCCAGATCTACGGCAACGCATGGACTCAGCGCCAGGCTGAGCAGGGTACGTTCCTCGGAGACGCGCAGGCTACGCGCCAGCGCGCCAGGCTGATCAGCAACGAAGGCGCACAGTTCGGCGGATCCACCGGAGCCGCACGAGGCGGACTTGCGCAGCGTGGCGGACAGGTGTAATGTAGTTGCAGTCGGCGGAGCTGTAGCTCCGTCGGCCATCTGGGTGTAGTGAAATGGTATAACGCCTGCCTTGGGAGCAGGTGATGGAGGTTCGATTCCTCCCATCCGGACCGGCTGATGGGGTCTCAGCCTAAACAAGGCCCCACCCGCCTCACTGATGTAGTGGTAACATACCAGTCTTCCAAACTGGGATCGCCGGTTCGAACCCGGCGTGAGGCTCTGGACGGTGGTGTAACGGTAACACGCTGGCCTCATAAGCCAGAAGCTGAGGGTTCGACTCCCTCCTGTCCCACTCATTGGTCAGCGTAGGCTGTGCCGGTCGGTCTCCAAAACCGTACCGTAGGGGTTCGAATCCCCTGGCCTTTGCCAATGCTCCTTGGTGTAACGGCAGCACAAGAGGCTCTGAACCTCTTGGTCTTGGTTCGAATCCAGGGGGAGCAGCAACGGATCGTCTGACGACGATCCTCAAGCCGGACATGAGTCCGGCGCTTGGAGGGTGGCGCGGGTTGGTCCGCAAGCGGTCTCGAAAACCGTGCCAGGTTCACGCCTGAGGGTTCGACTCCTTCACTTTCCGCTCTGGAAGATGTGGCCCGTGGGGGCCACCTCCCCTGCTAAGGGAGTTCGGGTTACGGCCCGGTGGTTCGACTCCACCTTCTTCCGCCTTGGGTGTCAGGCGCTGGTGCGCCAGGGAGGCTGTAACCCTCTCGCTTCGGCATGGCAGGTTCGACTCCTGCGGCACTCACTGTCCTGGACCACTTGGAGTGGGGCTCGCCTGCAAAGCGAGCCATCCGGTTCGAATCCGGCAGGGCCTCGGGTCCCGTCAAGGTGACAGGCTGGTCTTGCAAACCGGCTCAGGAGGGTTCGATTCCCTCGGGTTCCACTCGGTCATAGTTCAATGGTTAGAACTCCACTCTGATACAGTGGTGACCACGGTTCGACTCCGTGTGACCGTACTTGCGTCTGTAGTTCAAAGGCAGAGCCTCTGGTTGTCAACCAGATGGGTGTGGGTTCAAGTCCCATCAGGCGCGCTTTGGTCCTCTAGCCCAACGGTAGAGGCACTGGTCTTAGGAGCCAGGCAGTCTCGGTTCGAATCCGAGGGGGACTACCAGGCCGGGCACCCCCAAGGTGTACCGACCGTTAACCACCCGCTTGGGGCGGGTGGTCTTGCTCCACTCGTCTAGTGGTCTGGACACTCGGTTCTCACCCGAGAGGTGAGGGTTCAATCCCCTCGTGGAGTACGAGGCCCATGTGGCGCTGCATTATCGTTGGGTGTGCAGCACGAACGAGCCCGGCCCGGAAGCCGGGCTAGCCCTTCCCAAGCCCTACTAGCTCATTGGCAGAGCGGCCGGTTGAAACCCGGCAGGTACGTGGTTCGATTCCACGGTTCGGCACTGTGACCTTAGCTCAATAGCAGAGCGCCTGGCTGTGACCCAGGAGGCGAGGGAGCGTAACCCTCAGGCCACCCCACCGCTGTCGTTCAACGGACAGGACACCATGCTACGAACGTGGTGATGGGGGTTCGATTCCCTCCAGCGGTACTCTGATCCAGTCGCACAGCGGCAGTGCAGTGGGCTCTTAACCCTTGTGAACGTCGGTTCGAATCCGACCTGGATCTCTTCGCCCTTGTAGCTCAACGGTCAGAGCGCCTGTTTAGTAATCAGGTGATCGGGGTTCGATTCCTCGTAGGGGCTCTCGGCGAGCAGTCACAACTGCTCGCATCTATGGTGTGTGGCCAAGTGGTAAGGCAGCGAGCTGTTAACTCGCAGAGCGCAGGTTCGATCCCTGCCACACCAGCTGTCTCAGCAACGGATGCAGGCGCCCCTCCTAAGGGCGCCATCTCGGTTCGATTCCGAGTGGGACTACCAAGTGCGGGGCCAGGCGATGCAGGACTGGCTTAAACTACAGTGCAATACCAATACCGCGCCCGCAGCACACCCGGCTCGTCCAATGGGAGGGCCGCACTCTTACAAAGTGCAGACGGGGGTTCGATTCCCTCGCCGGGTACCAGCACGCCAAGGTGGCAGGCAGTGCTTGTAACAGAAGACCACCACTACATCCGAACGAGCACGAGCCAGCCTCCCCTAGGGGCTGGCTCTTCTGGCGTTCACAGCAACTAGGAGCATGCATGAACTCGTGGGGTAACGACTACAGCGAGACTGACGGACAGCCCAACAACAACGACAACGGTTCGGGCGGTGGTCTCAGGCAGTTCGCGACTCAGGTGCAGCAGGAGAACAAGGCACTCAAGGATCAGCTGGCCGCGATCCAGAAGCGTCTCGACTCCCAGGCTGTCCAGTCCGTATTCGACTCCGCAGGCGTCCCGGGGGCAGCAGCCCTGTACCAGGGCGACGCCGACCCGGCGAAGGTGAACGAGTGGATCACTACCATGAAGTCAGCCTTCGGCGCCTCGGGGGGTAACCCCTCGACTTCCACTGTCCCAGCAGAGCCTGCCCTCTCCCCGGAGCAGCAGGCACAGATGCAGCGCATGAACGAGGCGGGTGCCGCTGGCACCCCGCTCACGAGCATGGAGCAGGCACTGAACAACGCCGGACAGGTAGGCAATGTGAACGACCTGATCGCCAACTTCCAGGCTGCACAGCGCAGCCTAGGCGGGTAAGGTCCAACCTCCTAGGAGGACGTGGTGGCTAACGCCTTCACCGGTTCTGCTGCAATGCAGAACCTCGTACAGACTACGTACGACCGCGCGCTTGAGTTCGCACTCCGCGCGCAGCCGATGTTCCGCCAGGTCGCCGACAAGCGACCTGTGCAGCAGGCAATGCCCGGTTCGTCGGTTGTCTTCGAGATCTACCAGGACCTTGCGGTCCAGAAGACTCCGCTCAACGAGCTGGTTGACCCGGACGCCGTGGCGGCCGGTAACCCGACCACTGTCTCCGTCACTCTGAACGAGTACGGAAACTCCATCCTCGTGACCAACAAGCTGGACCTGTTCAGCTTCACTGACGTGACCGCTGGTCTCGTCAACCAGGTCGCGTGGAACCTCGTTGACACCGTGGACGAGATCGTCCAGGACGTGCTGGCGACTGGAACCCAGACTGTCCGTCGCGTCGGAGCTACCACTCCGACCTACGGTTTCGGTTCCTCGCCTACGAACCCGACTACTTTCGATGCGATCACCAACGCGTCGACGTTCAGCTCCTCGATGGTACGCCTCGCCGTGGCGAAGCTTCGCACCAACAAGGTGCACCCGAACGCCGGGTCGTACTACACGTGCTACATCCACCCGGAGCAGTCGCACGACCTTCGCGCTGAGGTCGGCAACGCCTCGTTCCGTGAGTCGCACATCTACGCAGCGCCTGGCAACATCTGGCCTGCCGAGATCGGCTCGTACGAGGGTGCCGTGTTCATCGAGACTCCTCGTGCACGCAACGTTCTGAACGCGAACGGTACTCCGGCTCGCGTGTTCAACTCCTACTTCACCGGCCAGCAGGCTCTCGCCGAGGCCGTGGCGGAGGAGTTCCACACCGTCCGAGGACCGGTTGTGGACAAGCTGACTCGCTTCCAGCCTCTCGGTTGGTACGGAGTCGCCGGATGGTCCCTGTACCGTCCCGAGGCCCTGATCATCGGTCAGGCGTCGTCGTCCATCAACAACGCGTAAGCGTCTGAGAGAGGGGGAGCTACGGCTCCCCCTCTTTTCTCATAGGAGGAACCATGTCCGGAATGGACAACACCAGCTTCACTGTCCGTACGGTGACTGGAACTACTGACACGCTGCTTCAGACCGACTCGGTCGTGATCTACACCAACACCGCAGCGAAGACGTGCAACCTACCGGCCGTGGCATCCGTGCCGCCCGGCCGTCGCTACGTTGTGATCAACACCGCGACCGGAGCCATCACGGTGGACCCGGCCGGAGCCGAGACCATCAACGGTGCCGCGACCCTCGCAGTCACTGCGTCCACTGGACGCGCTGACTTCGTGTCGACCGGCACTGCGTGGTTCACGATCACCGCAAGCTAAGCGGAAGGACCTCTCGTGGTCGACTGGATCTTCTCACCCAACACGGTGGCGGAGTCCCCCTTCGCGTGGAACAGTCTCCACGAGAGGTTCCGCATGAACCGTGGCGTCAGCATCTTCGAGACCGCACCAGGAGTGTGGGAAGAGATGCGCTACGACGCATACACCAACGAGCTGGGGGCTCGCAACCTCCAGCCTCAGGCGAATGCCAACTCGGACTTCTGGCCACAGCCCCGAGAGGGGCTGTACTACTTCCGTGGTGGCTACGAGTGGCGAGTGGACGACGCAACTAAGGTGTCTCTGCTCGCCTCCGGCCTGGTGACCGAGGACAACTTCTCCATCCCCGACGAGGGCTTCGGCGGCGGTGGCTTCGGATTCGGAGGATTCGGGCTGTGACCTACACTCCCATCCCCAAGGGCACCGACAGCTGGGACGTGCCCGTCAATGCTGCATTCGTGGACCAGGACACTCGGATCACCACGAACGCAGCCAACATCACCGCGAACGGTGTCAGCATCGCGGCGCTACAGACTCTCACCAACACCCTTGAGCGCCAGCCTAGCGAGCGAGGATTCAAGAGCTGGACCATGCAGCCGGAGACTACTCAGTCGCTCGGCACGATCGCCGTCAGCGGCGCCATGAGGCTCCAGAGGCACAAGCTTCGAGTGGCCTCGACCATCACCAACCTCCACATGGGCGTGCTGGTGGTCGGCTCCGGCCTGACGGCCGGGCAGAACTTCATGGGCATCTACGACACGGCAGGCAACCTGCTAGCCCAGACGGCTGACCAGTCTACAAACTGGACTACCGTAGGCATGAGGACTTCGCCACTCACCGCGCCCATCAACCTACCAGCCGGAGACTTCTACGTCGGGTTCCTTGCCAACGGAACCACGCCACCCACGTTCGCGCGTGGCCACGACAACTCCAGCTCGTTCATCAACGGGCTGACCCCTTCGGGTCAGCACCTGTACATCTCCAACGGGGCAGGGCTTACGGCCCTGCCTGCGACCGTCAGTCTCGTTAACACTTCCAGCACTGCGTTCTGGAGTGGGACCAGCTAAGGAGCAAGCATGACTAACATCAATCCGGCGGTAGAGGCTTGCCCTCCAACGTTCAACCGCTACCAGACTCCGCATGCTGTGCTGGGTCCAGCGGGACGCACCAACAACATCGAGCATGACGAGAAGGGGATGCTGGACGGTTTCGTCCTCTCCGTCGTCGCCATGCACCAGCAGGCCGAGCTTGGATCCGATCATGACGGATTCAAGCAGGGCATCTACCGCACCAACTCTGTAGGAGACAACGACTAATGGCAGCAGCAGCCAAGCCCGCACCCAAGGTCACGCCCCAGGAGGGCGTGAACCGACTCGTTCCGGGAGCGGAGGTGGACATCACCTGCTCCAACGTCATGTACCCAGGCTCGATCATCCGCTACGTGAGCGGTGCCTACATCGAGTTCGACTCCCGACAGGGATACACCGTACTGCCGTGGGGAGCCATCCGTGCCATCACGTTCCCCGCGTAAGGGCAAGAACTGCGCGTCCGCATGCCTCACCAGGGATCACAAGACCTTCGGTGAGTGCATGCGCGCCAAGGGGCTCCAGGTCGCACCTAACATCATGGGACTACAGGTGAACAAGGACGGCGAGAAGGAGCTACAGGCGTACAGGGATGCTCGGGCCCAGGGCATCAAGCCCGCAGGCACGACCAAGGCGAAGGTCGAAGAGGCCGTTCGCATCAGCCAGGAGACTGGCAGGGCTTACGAAGCCTGGTAAGGGGGAAGCATGCCGGAGATGTGGGTGAAGGTGGAGAACGCTCCATCCGATCCCGTGCCGGTGACCGGAACGGTGACGACCAACCCGTCCGGAACCCAGAATGTGGCTGTCACCGGACAGCCACTGTCAATCTACACAGTGCAGAATCCCGCTCTTGACGGGGCGTACGTGTACAGTCAGGCCGAGGTGGCAGGCGTCGTCGCTGCCAACAACTTCATGACCCTGACCAATCCAGTCGGCTCCGGCAAGATTATCGTCTTCGCCGGAGCCTTCATCTCGTCGTTCATCGTGGGCGATACGGGAGCGACGATCACCTCGATGCGAGGCTATCGGGCGTCGGCAGTATCTGGAGGCACGCTACAGGCGGCCTCCAGCATCGGCAAGTTCCAGACCTCACAGCCTGATCCTGTGGGACAGATCAGGACTGGCAGCGTGACTGCCACCCTGGGAACCGCCCTATTCAACTCGCCTCCGTATATCGGAGCTGCGAAGTCGTCCAGCCCGTTCGTGCACCAGGTTCCGATCCCGCCTCAGGGCGGGCTCTTCACTCTCATGGAGGGTGAGTCCATGGTTCTACGCACCGAGGTCGGCGATGTCGACACTCGATGGAACCTATCGCTAGCATGGGGAGAGATCTAGTGTTTCAGGGAAGTCCTGGCTCCGACCAGATCCTAGCTGGAAGCCTCACGGCTTCCGGCACTCTCATCACCATCCCAGCCGGGATGACATTCAGCGGCGACCTCACAGTCGCCGCCTCCTCGGCCGTTGCGGGTACGTCCACTGTGACAGTATCCACGGCCGGTACCAACGTAGCTCCCGCAGCTGGTGTCATCGCACGCATCAGCGTCACTGGCCTACTGGCCAGCGCCGGGGCTGACTCCTACAGTACGGAGATCCTGGTCAAGGCGCCACCTGAGAACAGCGTGACTGTCACGACCGCAATCTCAGGGACTGGATCCGCCAGCCTCATCGGCTGGTACACAAGCTAAGGAGGTGTCGTGGCCGTTACGTTCAACGACATCGTGGAGCGTGTCAAGCAGCAGCTCCTGGGGTATGCCGTCGACCAGGAAGTCATCACCTTCCTAGCGGACTCGATGACGGCCACTGACACCATGTTCGTGTGTGACCCCGAGACCACTTCCTCGGCCATGAGTCGAGGGATGATCGAGATCGATGACGAGCTGATCTGGGTCAAGAAGTTCGACAAGGTGTCGGGAACCGTAGAGGTCATGGGCGGCCTCAACGGTCGAGGCTACGCGAATACCACGGCTGCCCCCCACTCAGCCGACACGTTCGTGAAGGTCGACCCGGCGTTCCCTCGCAAGCGCATCAAGGAGGCCATCAACGATGCCATCCGAGGCGTTTACCCGGACCTGTGGGTCTTCGGCGAGTATGAGTTCCCTTACGTGGCGGCTCGCTACGAGTACCCTATTCCGGCTGAGGCGGAGGATGTCTACAAGGTAGTCATCAACACCATCGGCCCTTCGAGGGTCTGGTTCCCTGCCACCAAGTGGAGGTACAACGCCCTTGCGTCTGTGGGTTCTCAGGTCGCACCGACTCCGGCCCCAACGGGCCGGAGCATCCAGATCTACGACTTCGTCGTGCCAGGCAGGAACGTGCGAGTCACGTACCGCAAGAAGCCTAACGACCTCGTCAACAACAACGACGACTTCGAGACCGTCACCGGATTCCCGGAGCGCTACGTAGACATGATCGTGTACTCCGCGATCTGGCGTCTGCTTCCCGCGCTTGAGGCTGCCCGACTTCAGCAGTCGGCAGTGGAGTCCACTGAGCGATCGAAGATCGTGGGACCGAAGGACGCGTCCAACGCGTCCACGTACTACATGCAGCTGTACCAGACCCGCCTTCGTGAAGAGCGAGAGCGCCTGCTGGAGCTGTACGACAGCAACTTCACCTTCAACGGCTAAGGGAACTCATGGCTACCCGCTACTACTCCAACGTCGCGCCACCTACCACCCTCACGGCTGGCGTCAACGCGATCACCACCACCATCACCATCGCCAGTGCGGCTGGCCTGCCTGTCTTCCAGCCGTACACGCTGGTGATCGACCCGGACACCATCACGATGGAGCTGGTTCAGGTCAACTCGGCAGCGGGCACCACCCTCACCGTCACGCGTGCGATCGACGGCACCTCGGCCAGCAGCCATAGTGCTGGCGCCGTCGTTCGTCACGACTCGTCGGCCCGAGACTTCGCGGAGTCGAGGGCTCACGAGGAGGCTGACTCCGCAGTCCATGGCGTGGTCGGAGACGTGGTCGGCACTACGGATGTGCAGACGCTGAGCAGCAAGACGCTCACCTCTCCAGCGATCAACGCTCCGATCGTGACCGGTGGAACGATCACCAACTCCACCATCAACACCAACCAGCCGCTCGCTTCGGGGACCCAGACGATTACTGGCAACTCGAACATCAGCGGCAACGTCGACATCGAGGGGACCCTCACCACCGGTTCGGGTCCCGACTTCGATGGAAACGCTCAGATCGGTGGATCCCTCAACGTCTCAGACGGAACCACCCTGAGCACCACGAGCAACATTACCGCCACGCTGGACGTTCAGAAGAACGTCGGACAGACGAGCAACCTACAGGAGTGGTCGTTCGGAAGTGTGCTCGCCTCCGTGAACAGCTTCGGTGAGGCTCAGTTCGCCAGGGCTACTTCCAGCGGGGCTGGCGTCTTCGCTGTCGCGGCGGGCTGGACTCTCGTCAGCGCCATCGTGTACCAGACCGCCGGAGTGAACACGATCAACGTGACGGTCCAGAGGTCAGGCGCCAACATCGTGGCCGGTGCTGGTGGAGACATCACCGACTCCCTGCTCGGAACCATCAACGCCAACTGGCGACCGAATGCTGGCTTCACCGCAGCGGACTTCGCGATCTTCGCGCAGAACAGCATCGGTTCAGGTGGTGCCAACCTGGCGGTCAATACCGGAACCGTGACGCTGAGGTCGTGGAACAGTGCCGCGACGATCTCGACCGGCAACAACATCAACTTCACGGCCACCTACGTATCGTAAGGAGGCGCCATGCCAGCGCTAGTCAGTCCGATCCCGTCTCCGATTGGAGACATGGGTAGCACCGACCTCCCCATGTACACCAAGTCGGACTTCTCGTACAGCTACGCGCTGGGTGGTATCCCGTTCCTGAGCGCGGCCGATAACGATCGGCCGTACCAGGAGCGCATGGCTGAGATCAGGAAGCAGCAGTTCGACAACTTCGCCGAGCCTGGCGAGCAGTCGTTCGAAGGCTGGTGGCTCAGGAGCCAGTCCACCTTTACGGGTGGAGCTGGCGTCCTCTATCAGGACCCTGACAACGACAACCAGTTCAACTACAGGTTCGCCGAGTCTCTGGGTATCGATCCATGGGAAGCTGGCAACGTCAAGCTCCTGCGCCGCAGCGTCAAGTCCATCAACTCCACCAACTCGAACATCAACGTGTTCGGGTACGTCGACCCTCTCGGGGTCGACTCGGCATGGGTGGCCGATGGCAACAACCTGTCCAAGCTGACCGACAGTGGCGTCACGTCCATCGTGACCGCTACCTCCATCGCCAGTCTGACCGGCACGGGAACTACGTACATCTTCGCCCGTACCGCCGACGGCGTATGGTCCGGAGTGGACACGGCTGCACCAACACAGCGCTACACCGGAGCCATGGTTGCTCCACAGGTGGCGTTCGTCAAGGACCGCCTGATCATCACGACCAGCAACTCCGTGCATCAGGGTGTCCTGTCCGCAGCGGCGGCTGCCCTACCGGCAGCCACCTACACGCACCAGGATCCTAACTGGCGATGGAGGTCCATCACCGATGGACCGAACGCTATCTACATCGCAGGCGACTCGGGTACCACCAGCCAGATCCACAAGTTCTCGGTGATCGACCAGGCCGGACTTCCCGTACTGGCGTGGGCCGGTGTCACTGCGACGATGCCAGCCGGTGAGACCATCCGCACGATCTACTCCTACGTGGGTACGTTCGTCGGTATCGCCACCAGCAAGGGCTTCAGGGTCGGAGAGATCGACTCCAACGGAGATATCGTCTACGGACCGCTTCTCTTCGAGCCCGAGTTCGGATGCCGTGGCGTCGTAGGCTCCGACCGCTTCATGTGGACGGGGTCCCAGGAGGCCCACGACGGCGATACAGGGCTCTACAGGGTGGACCTGGGTAACCAGATCCAGGAGCAGACCACGAGGGCTGTGCGGTACGCCTACGCCCGCGACATCTACGGCGAGGGCGAGTTCAGCGGCATCGTCAACTCGGTCACGATGCTTGGGGCATCGGACCGTAAGGTCTTCTCGGTGCAGTTCGGTGGCATCTACAAGGAGCAGGAGACGGAGCTACTCCCTCTCGGCTACCTGAATACTGGTCGCATCCGCTTCAACACCGAAGAGCCCAAGCTCTACAAGTTCTTCTCCGTGCGCACGCCTGCCTCACTGAACGGCGACCTGTCGGTAGCCGTCCTCTCCGAGGGTGGCGGCGAGATCCCTATGATCACCTACTCCCCACTATCCACTGCGGGAACCAAGGACGTTGCGATCTCGCAGCCACAGGGTCCGCAGAACTGGATGGCTCTCAAGTTCATCTTCGAGCGAGGGAGTGACATCGCCTTCGGTGCCGTACTCAACGGATGGCAGGTCAAGGCACTGCCTGGCTCCATCCGCCAGCGCATCGTAACCGTGCCCCTTCTCCTCTTCAACAAGGAGGAGGACGGCGGAGGTAACCGTATCGGTTACCCCGGCTATGCACGTGAGCGCTTCGAGGCGTTCAAGAGCGTCGCCCGAGCGGGCGACGTCATCCTGTTCCAGGAACTCGATGAGGGTTTCACCACTCAGGTGGTCATCGACGACTGGGAGTTCCAGCAGGACACTGCACCATTCGCCGACGGGGGGGCGCTGGG